TGTGATGGTGTGAGCCTCACTGTTTTGCGTCCGGTTCTTGTGGTCCTTGTAGCAGAGGCAACTGTTTGGACGGGTTGCTTACCTCCTTGGACTTCTCCCCCATCGTTAAACTTTTGGGGAAACTCGTTCCGAAGCCTTTTGTCAATTTCTTCGTAGTATTCATCGGTAGTAGGATTATATCCTTCTTCCTCCACAAGTTTCTTGTGAATACCAAACGAAGCATATGTCATAGCTTCATCTTTTCCAAACCACTCATTTTTTTCCGCCCAAGCTTCTGCTTTAGGGTCCGGTTTTGCCGGTGGTTGTTGTTGTACATTACTTTGTACAGGTTGTTGTACTGTCTGTCCAGCATTTTCTTGATATTTTTCGTATAATTTTCTTTGTTCTTCTGTAGCTTTTATACGTTCTTCCTCAATAGCTAATCTTGCTAAAGATTGATTTGCCGCCACTTGTGCATCTACATCTCCTTTTGCAACGGCAGCTTTTAAGGCTATTTTAGCTGTTTCTAATTCTGATTTTACACGACCTGCAAACTCATTAACATAACCATCATCAAGTTTTGTAAACTTTGTTTGTAAATCATCGCGTTCTCTTTTTACTTGTTCGGCAAAACTAAGAGCTTCTTTTTCTCTTCGTTCTGCTTCACGAATTTTGTATGTTAATCTATCAATACGTTTTTTGACACCGTCACTATACTCTTCGCGTTCATCTTTTTTTTCTTCTTTAACCGGTTCTTGTTTAACTTCAATTTCCGGTTCTTCTTTTTCTTCTTTAGCGTCTTTAAGTTCGACATCAACAGATTTTCCAGTTGTATCTAGATCAACCATAATGTTGTCGTCTTTTATCGCTGCTTCTTGTGCTTCGGGCATGGGTTCCTCTCCATGTTAATGTGTTACTGGCGATAAGATACTTTCGGGGTCGTCAACAACTCCTAAAATTTCATCATCGTTTAGTAAGCGTAGTTCTCCGCCTTCAATATTAAGACGTGAACCGGCGTATTTGGCAAATATTACCCAATCGTTTTTTTTGCACCAAGCTCCGTTAGGAAAACGATCTTTATCGTTATATGCATCTGGTCCTACTTTTAACACAAGCCCAACGTTTGCTGCAATTTGTGTTTCTTCTATAGTTTTACCAGTAAGATAAACACCGCCTTTGGTTTTGCTTTTACCTTGATGAGGTAAAATTAAAATTCTCCAACCTGTTGGTTCGGGTAATTTAGTTTCTTCTTTTTTCTTTTTTTCTTTTACTTGTTTAGCACGAGCTTTCGCAACATGTGTTGGTAAAATTAAATTAGTCATTTTGCTCCTGTTTCTTTAGCAGGTCCGAGAGTTCCTGTTCAATATAATTTAAAGTATCTAATTGACCTAAATGATTTTGATAATCATTCCAATCTTTTACTTGATTGTTTACAATTATCTCAGTTAGTTGGTTTTGTCTAGTCCTAATTACTCTAAATAGCTTTTCAGCTAAATGTATTCCATCCATTTATTTCTTTTTTATTAATCCCATTGCACCTTTTCCAGCCTTAATGCCAAAGCTTGCTGAACAAGCAATATATAAAAGATGTTTGTAATAATCAGGGAGTGATTGCAAGGCAATAAAGCCCTTGTGAATATGTTCCGTCATTCCGGGAAAAAAAACTAATGTCGCTGGAGCAAGTAAGCAAATTAAAATTAGCTCATCTTTCCAGCTTCCCTTCATTTGATCTACCGCCGATGCTTCCCATTTTACTTTTCCGGCGATCTGATCTTGTTTTAATTTAGTTGCTGCTTTAACTTCTGTTACTTTTAATTCGGCCTTTGCCTTTTTGGTTTCAACGAAACCCTTGACGCCGTCAGCAACGACGCCAAGTAAAGGTTTAGCTAAGAGTTGCCAGACCATAAGTCTAAGCTCCCCCTCCACCAATTTGACTGATTACAACAATCACTATAATAGCTACAATGCCTGCTTTAATCCAGTCTTTCATTTTCCAGTCACTCCACTCTTTTAGGTGTGACCATAGATCTTTAACTAAGTTCATTTTTCCTCCTAGTGTTCAGTCAAATCAAAATCAGGTTCGAATTCGACTACTTTTATTGGATCTAAAATCTCTTCAAGTTTTTCTAATGCATCTTTTACATCATGTTCGCAATTTAAGCAACCACAATGACAATTACCGCCATTACTGTGGTGACATTCATGTTCACAATGCCTACAAATAGCCATTAATGTATTGTCACCTGTTTATATTCGTGGTTTTCCAAATCTTGTGCAAATGCATAAAACATTTCTGAGGTTTGTTCTGGACCCAATATATCTAGATAAATTGTTTTTGCTACAACCAACAATGACGCGCTCAATGCCATTGGATCTTGCGGATGTTGGTCCGCAAAAGCAAATACTTCATCTAAAATCTTTTTTGGTTTATTATTTTTTTCGTTTTTTAACAACTTTTTTTCTCTTTTTTGCAACGTAACCTCCATCTTTTGCCATATACCTAGATACATTAGCACCTTTTGTCAGTTGTTGCATTATTTTTCTTGAATCACCTACTTTAGTTCCAAGTGGACGTCTATATTTCTTCTTTAATCTTTTAATTATGTCTTTACTTAGAGCCATCTTTCCTCCTTTGTCCTCGTAAAGCTACTTCTGCTCGTAAATCTGCTTGATCTTCTTGACTTTGTAGCTTTTCTCTGTCCATTTCGTCTTTTTGTTCTAGTTTTTGACCTTCAAAGTTCAATTTTTCAGCATCTAAGTCAAGTTTTTGCTCTGCAATGTCTTTATTTTGCTGAATTTCTTGTGCACGAAGGTTAAGTTCTTGTTGTTTTAAGTCAATTAATGGATCAGAGTCTTTTTGTCCAAGGTATTCTTGTTCCTCTGCCACCAATTCCTCTGTCATTGTTACAATTCTCTCCGCAATTTCTTTTTCATTTTGTTGTTGGAACTGTTGCATTAGTTCTGGTGGTACTTGTCCACCAAATTGTTGTGCTTGTTCTTGCATAACTTGTGCATTTTTTGCTTGTATCTCTTCTCTTGCCATCATCGCAATATGTTCAGAAATATGTGATTGCAATATACCCATTGTTGGTGGATTATTTGCAACTAAAAACGAACTCATAAATGCTTGGTGTGCATTTATATGCGCTGCATGGTTCTGTCCTTGGAATGCTTGTAGCTTCATCATTTGTAGTGCTTTTGAATTTTCCATTCCCGGATCTTCTGGTTGTGGTTGTTGAGGAGGAGGAAGTAACATGTCAATATCTCTAACACCAAGTGCTTCATACATACG